CGTACTAAGGGGGTCTTTACCATGTTTCCAACAAAAGAATTTGATTTGGGGCTGCGTTCAAACATTCACTTCCGGCCCTTGACCGCCGACGAAGACATCATTCGTGCAGTCTTGATCGACCGCAGTGAATATGCCCTCTTTGTGAATTGCCAACCGAAAGTCATTTTCGACATCGGGGCCAACATCGGATGCACGTCAATTCTTTTTGCCAACGCTTACCCCGAGGCGACCATTTACGCTTTCGAGCCGGAACCGGAAAACTTCAAGCTCTTGGTCAAGAACGTGGAAGCTTACCCGAACGTGAAGCCGTTTCCAATTGCTCTCGGTGCCCGGACTGAAAAGCGCGATCTTTACCCGTCCGACGACGAGTATAATTTGGGCGGCTTTTCAATTCACGACGTGGGAGTGGACAAGACCAAGCCGAGTCAAACGATTGATGTCACGGACATCAAAGAGTTTATCGCAAATGAGAAAGTGCCGCAAATCGACCTCTTGAAAGTGGACACTGAGGGTTGCGAGTACGAAATTTTATTTCGTCTATTTCTAGATGGCAAAACTCCCGAATTCATCATGGGCGAAATGCATGGCGTGAACGACTGGAAAACCCTCGACACACTTTCAGAGACGCACGAAATTCAAGTCACAAAACCTTGGAACGCGCGTTGCTTTCCGTTCTATGCATTTAGAAAGAAACCAAATGGAAATCATTGAACATTACCTCACGGACCACGGCGGCATGGGCGCGTTTCTCGCGCTCTTCGTTCTCAAAATCGGCGAAATGATTTGGACTTATTTTTCCACTCGCGACGCCAATCTGAAAACCCTTCAATGCGCGATTGAGAAACAAACGGCGACACTCATCGCGATTCAAAAAGATTTGAAAAAATTCAAACACGATTTGCGAAACTCGTTCACGGCAATCAAAAAGATCGCAGGCGACAAATGGCCCGAGATTGCTCGGGGCTTTGAAGACCTGCAAGACCACTAGGGGGCCAAATGGCACTTGAATTGAAAAGCGAAGGCAAGGCCGTTCAAATCTTGCAACAAAACTTGAATCAACTCGGCGTCGCACGCCTCACCGAAGACGGCATTTTCGGCCCGGCCACGTTTGCGGCGGTCGAGGCGTTTCAGTCGGCGCACTCCCTTCCGGTTGACGGCGTTGTCGATCAAGCGACGTTCGACAAAATCAATGGGGCGATTGTTTCTCAACTCGGCGACCATTCGCCGTGGCTCGTTTGGATGCGAAACCATATTGGTGAGGTTGAACAAACGGGCGCACCGACGACCGAATTCGACAACGAAGTTTTTTCGCACACAAATTACGGGAATCTTGACGGCGTCATGGAAGCCGGATGCGCGGCCACGGCCTGCGCGGCCCTTGAAGAGTCGGGTTGGCCAAGTCCACACAACGCCGCCGCCGAATCTTTCCGAAACTACGGCGACCCGTGCGAGCTGAAACCCGGTTGTGTCGTGGGTTTCAACTGGGAAGGCAAAAAGGGCGAGCACGCCGACCATGTCACATTTTGCGACCACATTGTGAGCGACGACCTCGTGGCCTGTCTCGGTGGAAACCAAGGGCACCAAGTCCGGGTGTCGATTTTCTCGCGCAAATTCATCGACTTCACTCGTTGGCCTAGACCCCTAGACGTTCACGAAGGGGGCGCGCCGCCCGCAAATAACCCGCCCGATGCGCCGCCCAATCAAAATCCGACTTGAAATGCCGATAAAGACCGAGTGACACTGAATTTGACCAACAAAACCAAGGGGGAGAAATTGAGAAATTTACTTTTATTGTTCGTGACGATGTTTGGCTTGAGTCTTTACGCCTTTGCGCAAAGCTCACCCGCCGCAGCGCCCGCCGCAAACGCTGTCGCAAGTGCGGTGCAAGCCGTCCCCGTTGCACCTGTCGTCGCCGCAGCCCCCGCCGTCCCCATGAGCGCCGGTTTCATCGGAATCGTGATCGCGATTGTCGCCGGTTTGAATGTCCTTCTCAGTTCCGTGCAAAAAGTTTTCTCAGGGCTATCGAAGAGTGAGCCCGGTTGGCTGCAAAGCCTTTCGAGCGTCGTTTTAGAAATCGCGAAATTCTTGGGGTCCAATCCGAGTGTCTGACCTTGCGGCACTCATCAAAGCATTGCCGCTTTTGCTCGGCCTTATCGCTGCAATCCGAAAGGGCATCGACGAGGCCGAGACAAACAAAACTGTCGCCGATCACATTCAAGCCGTCACCGAGGCGTTCAATGCAAAAGACTCTTCTAAGCTTGATGCTCTTTTCAATAAGTAGTTGCGTGAGCGTCCCCGCGCCCGAGCCGCCGATTCATTGGCAATTCATCGAGCTTCCGCCCGGCGAAATGAAAGCGTGTTTGCCGGAAGCCGATGTCAAAGCGTTAGCCGAGCGCGTGAGCCGCGCCGAAATTGCCGCCGCTCGATGCAATCCGTAATGCCTTGTTGATTTGCCAAAAATAGTTGAGTGAAAGCCCGACTCGGCGACAGTGCTCTTTGTGGGGCAACTCGGGGTCGCGCTCTTTGAGTTGCATAACTTTGGCATATTTATTCATCGTTTCCGGCGCAACTGACCGAAGGTCGATGACTCCATTGACTTTGCGCATCAAAAAACCCCTGTTGAATAGCCGAGGTTGGCGCGCCAAAGGCCCCCACAACGAACGGACGCGCCCGTCATTGAACGTGGCCCCCGGACTGTGGCCGACGACCCCCCTTCGGCGGGTCCACGAGAACCCAACGGTCCGGCCCGAAAATATACTCGCCGCGCCAATGAAGTTGTCTCAGCTCTTCGGGCGAGAACATGACGGCTTGGTCCGGGTCCCCCATGAGATAGAACCATTTGTGTTCGCGCTCGGCGCGCTTGAACAGCGGTTCGAGCGATTTCAAAACGTGGTCTTGACTCATAATACCCCCTCAATAGTCGCCGGGGTCTTCGCCCAAGCGTTTTTTCAGTTCAACGATTTGATCTAAACTTTTGTTGTAGAGGTCACAAAAGAATTTGGCCTCTTTGTCCCGTTTCTCCCAAGCGGCTTTCATGTCGAAAAGAGCCCGCAGTTTCTCATGCGGAATCGCTTTCGTCATCACTGTCGAGTTTACCGGCAAGTCTTTGTACAGCCACGCAATCTCTTCGTCGGAAAATTTCAAATCGCTCATTTTCTGTACCTCGGCCCCTTCCAACCTTTGGCTTCAAGCGGAAGCCCCGCCGCCCATGGTGGGGGTTCACACAAGATTTTCACAAACTCGTCAATCGAACCCTCACCAATTGGTTTTTCGCAAATGCCTTCGTCGTGAACCATGAGAAGCGATTGATAGCCCGCCTTTTCAAGTCTGACCATTGCGGGCATCATTAGATCGCGGGCCGTGGCCTGAACGATGTTCTCGGTCAAGATGCCGCCCCACGTGTATTCACGCGCCCACTTTTTTGTTTTCGAGTTGACGGCCATGAAACTCAAAGCGGGCAACTCTTTGTAACTCCCTTGCACAACTCGGTTCATCATTTCGGGTTCGCGGTAAGCGAGCTTGCGCCCCGAGGGGAGTGTTGCCCACAAAAAATTGTTGTACTTTTGAAAACGGGCTTTGCCCGCTTCATGAGTGTAACCTTGAGTTGTGGCTGCAATTGCCGCTTGCTCATAGGCGAGCCAAAGTTGTCTCACCGAGGCGTTTGTTTCGCGGTAATTGTAGACGGCGGCTTTCGATTGTTCGTCGGTCAATTTCAGTCGGTACACGTCCCATGCGGTCGCTTTGAATTTCTCCCAACCCATACCAAACCCGCAGCCGAGGACTTGCGCCTTGCCAAGTTGACGAGCATCAAGCGCCCACTCTTCGCCCGCTTCGACGGCGGCTTCAATCTCTTTGTATTCGCGGCCCGTGTTGGCTGCGGCCATGTAAATATAAGGGTCAAGACCCGCTCGCAAAATTTTGAGCCCCGGCACGTTGCCTGCAAGCCACCAAAGGACTGCGACCTCAATTTTTGAAAAGTCGGCCACGAACAGCTCTTTGCCCGTGGTCGGCACTATCATGTTGCGAAGTATGGACGAGAACACAATCGGTAAAGACTCGCCGTACAAAACTTTGAGCATGTCGTGGTCACACTCGACGACGTTTTCAACCGGCTCATAGGGTCTATTCTTTGAAACCGCGATTGCGCCACGCGGGAAGTTGTGCGGTTGAATACCCGTGCCCGTGTCCCGGCCCGTCGAGGCGCCGTGATAGAGCAAGATGTCCCTCACTCTATGGTCGGGCATCGCGCGGTCGAGAAACGATTGGTATTTTTTCGTTGAGGTCTTGGACAAGGCTTTGCGAATTTCGAGCAAGCGTCGCATGTCATCCGATAGGTTGTCGCCTTGAAGAGCGTCGTCAACGGTCTTGGCTCTAATGTCGGGTAATTCAATACCCTCTAAGGCTAGAAAGTCCAAAATGCTCTTGCGAGCACCGGGCTTCGTTACGAGTCCCATGGTAAGCGTATCTAATTCTTTGAGCCGCACTTTGTTTTCGACGGCCATTATTTGCACGATTTTTTCGACTGTTGGAATGTCGATCTTGAGGCCGCGCCAATTCAATTTTTGATTGAGAAACCATATTTCTAACTCCCCCGGCGATAGGTCCGGTAAAGACCTATCAAGCAACTCTTCGGTCTTTACGTCAATCTTGCAATACGTGTAAAGTGTTTCCCATACGTCCGGCGCGTCATCATATTCGAGAAACATCGGGGGCTCGTCGCCGATCTTGCCTTTTTTGACCCAATCATTCCACGCCCGTGTCGGCTTACAGGTTTTCATCATGGCCGCGTAACCGCGCTTGTCTTTTTGCGTGCTGAGATTCATTGCCGCGCCCGCGCCCTCTAGGTTTCGGGGGAGTGCGCACGATGCGGCCTTGGCTGCGGTACACCTGAACTGTTTGAAGGGAATGTCGGGCCAACCGAACCGGCGCACGAGCACGTTTTTGTAGATGCAAGTTTCAAAGAAAGCGTTGTGGGCGCTGAACTGATAGCCCTCGCGAATCGCTTTGAGCCAATGAACGCGAAAGCCTTCGGGCACGGAAACAAAGCGTCGGTTGACCTCTTCAAAACGCAAGAACATCATGGCCTCTTGCGAATAGAATTTGACCGCAAGACATGTTGGCCGAGTCGTGGGGTCCATGCTGTACTTGTACGCGCCCGCTTTTCTCAAGTCACACGCGGACCTCGTCTCGAAATCAAGTGTCAGTCTTTTCAATGGCCTTGTCCTCAACGTATTGTTTGAACTGCGTTTCAAGTATGGCTTTGAAGGCCTCACCATAGGCGAGTTTCATTTGTTTCGCAATCAACGCAAGCCGCTTGATTGCTTCCATGTTGGCTTGCGCCTTTCGGTAAAGAGTTGGGTCAAGAGTTGGGTCAAGAATCGGGGCCAAGGTTTCGGCATTTGAAATGCACTGCAAGAACAGGTCAAGGTCAAGCGAGTCCGCGATCTTGCCCATTTCGATGACGCGCATTTGGGTTTCGATGTACAGCTTGGGCGGCATGCTTGCTCGTTCGCTCATTAGACTAAGTCCTTTCGTGATCGGATTGCGGCCTCAATCGCGGGCCAAATAGTGTCAAATGAAATTTGTGTGACGACGTAAAGACCTGCGCCGGTTTGCATGAGAAAGAGTAAAGACGGCTTGTCATCGACAGCGCCGTCGGGTTTGACGTGAATCTCGGCGATGCCGATTTCAGAAATGATCGGCAAATCGGTTTCAATCTGAACCCCCTCTTTCCAAAGGTACGTGTCGCACGTCCCCTCGCCCTCTTTGATGAGCGTGCATTTGTCGGTCGTCACGGAACGGGTTCCGTGTAATGCTCGTAAATCCAAAACTCACGTCTTGATTTTTCGCAAACCAAAAGAAAAGCCATGCGTCCGCCGTCCGAGCGGCGTTTCTTTTCGACCGCGAAAGCTCGCCCCGACGTAAGCGTGACCATGCCTTCGTGGTCAATGCCCATGTTCAAAATTTCGGTCGGCGACGCCGTGACCTTGACGTGAAGACAGTTTCTCATTTGCTCATCTCGTTCGGGCGAACAACTTGGCGCCCGGCTTTTGCCGCTTTCAGCTCTTCGATTTTCCGTTTCAAATACCATTGTGCTTTCTCAAGGTCCTCGACGATTTTGGTGGGGTCTTTCTTTCCGGCCCGCGCGATGTATTTGACCGTGTTGCCCAAATGATAGTCGAGTTTTTGGTCTTCGATGAATTCAATGACTTCGATGACTTCGATCTTGCCCGAGTTGTAATGAGTCGGGTGATTGACCACGTCGGCTTTGACCTGCGCGTTCCAGTTGTCGGGCAAGACCCCAACAGCCAATTGCCAATCGGGGGGTAAAAATCCGGTGATTTCATTCAAGAGACTTCGGGGCGCTGCGGGCTTAGTCTTTACCGTAAAGATTCGTTTTTGCGCGTCTTCGCTCACTTCAAAAACTTCGATTGCATACCGCTTGAAAGTCTCGACCAAGAACGGCATCATTTCTTGTTTCACGCTCATGTTAGCCCCGCTGTTTTGAGTAAAGACGCTCGACCTTTACCCGTCGGCGGTATGATGTTCAAGTTGATTGTGCGCTCACTTTTTATAATACTTTTTTCAAGGGTTCGCTGTCTTACGGTCAAGACCTCGACCTCGCCGCGTAACGCTTTGTGAGTCGCCAAAAATGTTTCAACGTCTTTACCGAGCGCGGTTGTGAGTTTTTCAAGATTTCGCTCGGCGGTCGTCAAGCTATGCCCATAGCGCATGACGGTTTGTTCAAGCTCTTTGCATCGCTTTGTGTTCTCGCGATCACTTGACCAAACGGCTGCGATCAACAGCCCCACGGCGAGAACTAAGAAAATTGTCATCAACATTTTTACCCCCTTCAAATTGGCTGGGAAAGAGGGACTCGAACCCCCGACCGCCCGGTTAACAGCCGGATGCTCTACCAACTGAGCTACTTCCCAACTTTTCAAATAGGGGCGGCGTTGTCGCCTGTAACGCCAACTCATAGTGACTTTACATATAGGCCCGCCCCTATTTCAAAAGTTGGGGGCTCGCGCCCCCGACCTCACTTCAAACGAAATCTTGTTCTTGCTCGTCGCTTGCAAATTCAGAGTCTTCGGGTCCGGCGTTGACCGGGCTGAAAACTTCGTTTGCGGGTTTCTTGCCGCCGAACGACTCGCCGTCGCGAAGCTTTTGGACGTGGTCAAGAATGAACCCGACACCGTAACGCCCTGAATTTTTCGGAAACTCCCAAACGTAAGCGAAGACCGAGGCCCTTGCGAAACAGCCGGGGTAAAAATCGGCTTGGTCAATGATCGGCTGCACGTTCTCGTCAACAACGCTTGGGCGCTGCGATTCGTTCGTCGATGCCTTGATTGCCCAATGCCCCTCGTAACCCTCGCCGCGTGCGGCCCCCGTTCTTGTCGGCTTGTCCCCGTCTTCAACCGGCGACATGATGTTGTCGGGCCAATTTTCTTTCGCGCCAAACGCCGCAATCTTGGCGTCACGAATCGCGGTCTTGATGAGTGTCAAATCCGAGTCTTTCGGGAATAGCATCGTGATTGAATACTTGGGCGGGTTGTTCGTCCCTTTCATCACGCTCGGCTTGAACACGTGCGGATAGCTGACCCGAAACTCAGGGGTCACAATCCGACACTTGTCTTTATCAACTTTCACATTTGCTTTGCTCATTTTCTTTCCTTTCGGCGTTTGCCGTCTTTACTGTTTGGTAATTGATTTTGCATGTTCGGCCTTGTGGTGTAAAGCGCAAAGCCAAATAATTTTCAAAGGCTTCGAGTAGTCCGAATGATGCGCATGCACTCGGCGTGACCCGCATTTCACACAAGGCTTTTGTTTCAAATGCCCGCGTCGAATTGCGTTCGACACCGCCCACTGAGCGCGTCGTTTCTCGGGGTTACTTTTCGCCCACTGTTTCTTTCGAGCTTCCAAAATCGGTTTGTATTCGAGCCGATTTCGGTTGCGCCGAATTTGTTCTAAGTGCCGCTTTTGATACTGACTACAGTCTTTAATTGTGCAAGAACGGCACTTATTCAAATAGCCGTCGGCCATTCCCGCATGTTTATAAAATTGATTGAGTCGTTTTCGCTTGCGACACTTAAAACAAATTTTCAAAAATACCCTTCCGAGTCCTCATCGTCGTTGTCGTCAAGGTCTTCAAACGGCTCATCGTGCGGCACGTCTTCACTGAACCCGGCTTCGTTGCGGTCATTCGACATTTCAGCGGTCGGCGCGGTTTGCGGCTCAATAGAAGTCGCCGTCGCCGGGTTCTCGACCGGAATCGACTCGGGCGCTTTTGTTTGGACGACTTTCTTTTGAAACTTCTTTGCCGATTTTTTGGCCTTTACCGCCTTTACCTTTTTGACGTGGGCTTTCTTGCCCGGTTTTGACTTTTGCTTTGCTTTCGATCTTTTTGAGCGTGCGCTCATTTTTACCCCCTAATGGTGTTTGAGTGAAAAGATTTTGGGCGGTTTCAAGCCGCCCCTCTTGTTTCAACGGACATACTGACTTGGCCTTGCACCAATGGCACCAAGACCCCTCTTTGAATTCGGGCTTGTTCTCAACCCGCCAAACGGCCTCTTTGAAAAACTCAACATAGGTGCGAAGTTGTTCAATTGAAATCTCCCAATAAGTCGGGCCGTCATAGCCCTTGATGCGTGGCTGAATTATCCACATGCGGACTTTCGAGAAATTCCAATGGTGTTTGTGGGCGAGCCCTATCGCATAGAAAATCATTTGCAGGTTCTCGTTGGGCGCGACCGCGTGACCCGCACCATATTTGAAATCGAAAACGTGAAGCGTCCCGAAGTGATCGACAACCGCGCCGTCGAAGGTTCCAAACATCGCCGGATGAATGAATTGAAGCCAAATTCGAGTCTCGACCATGATGTCGGAACCTGGATGTTTTGACCAAACCCAAAGAATGAACCGGGCGGCGTTGAGCGCGTGTCTGAACATTTCGCCCGATTCCGGCGCAATGGCTTTCGCATTGATTGACAAATTCAAAAGCCGTTCAAGAACCGAGTGAGCTTGAGTGCCCTCTTCGGCCCATTGGGTTGTCCTGTCGGGCTGACCTTCCGACGCCTCAACGGAAGCCGAGCATTGCGACCAACGCTCGGCCCCCGATGCGGAAAACTTTGAATGTTTTCGCTGCGCTGTTAGCGTCAACGGACAAACCTCAACACGGTGTCTTTCAGGTCAAGAATTCGCTCTAGGGTCATGGTCTTTACCGTCCCCTCGGGCAACAGCTCGTTGCAATCACGAGCGATCTTGTGAAAGTCGTTGTGAATTTCGAGCTTGCGCCCGCCTTCCGGTTTCGACTTTTCAAACATCGTCATAATGAATGGCGGTTTCGTCGCTTGATTGTCCGCATCGTCCTCTTGCGGTTCGGTTGGTGCGCCCCCGCCCGTCATTGTGTCACCTGCATGGCTTCAATAACTTTGCCGTACAGCTCGGGCTTGATGTCCGAAATCGACTCGGTCTTGAATTTGGTCTTCAAGATTTTCAAGACGTGCTCACGACCTTTCGCGCCGCCCGCTTTTGCGCGTGCTTTGCAAGCGTCGTTCACTTCGGCGACCGTGATCTTTTTGGCTTTCGTGGTCTTGGTCGGCTTGCTCGGCGTCGTGAAGTCTTCGTCGCTGTCGTCGGAAGCTTCAAGCGTCTCGGTCGTGTCGTCCGTGCCCGAGTCGAAGTCCATTTCGGTTTGCTCGCCCTCGGTCACTTCGCTGTCGAAGTCTTCGCTTTGCTTCGCCGCTTTTTTCGTGGTCTTCGTGACCTTGCCGTCGGTGCCCGCAGGGGTCCCGTCGAGATTGTCGGCAAACGCGCGAAGGCGTTTCACAAGCTCAACGCGACTTGCGCCCGTGACTGAAACGGTGATTTGGTTCTCCATTTGTTTTTCTCCCTTGTTTGCCCTCGCGGGCGGTTATGGTTCAAGTCTATGATTCAAAGTCGATTCGGGGCGGTTGTTGTACATCGACACCCGCAAGAGTTTGCGAATTGCCACGGCAAGAACTAACTCGACCGACGGCTCAAAGTCGATTTCTTTGATGTTGGGGTTGTCGAGCTTCGCGTTCTCCCACGAACGAACACGAATTTGCCTCGCCTCGTGTTGAATTTCTTTGAACAACTCTTCGCCCCACGCAAGCTCAAACTCGTCGATGACCGGGCGGCATTGGTCGCCGCCGAATCGCTCAAGTAAATTTACAAATGCCTCGTTTGATTTCATCCTATTACCCTTTCAACGTTTTTCGCTTTGGTAAAGACCGCCCTCAAAACATTTTCGTCCATAGTATTTGAAGCCACAACATAGTCGCACCGGACAAAGTCAGCGGTCGAACCTTTTCGTGACGCTCTTTTCTCGCACTGTTTATTGTGCTCATCGGTCCAACTGTATTCGGCAAACACGACTCGCTTGGCGCGTTGTAAGTTATGACCACGCCCCATGGCTGCGATGTTCGCGACAATGACTCGACAAGCTCCGCTTTGAAAACGTCGAAATAAGTCTTCTCGTTCAAGTGTTGAAACGCCGCCCTGGACCAAGCCCGGTCCAAAACTTCTAAGTCCAATTGCAATTGCCCTGCAAACCGCCCGGTGCCACGCGAATACAAGTAAAGACTCATTTTCGTTTTGTTCAAGCCGCCCCCTCACATATTTCACAACCCAATCGACTTTCGCGAGCCCAATCTTTTGCCGGTGAGCTGCAACTTGGCCGCGCGAATATTTTTCGTCAACCTCAAAAGGCATTTGAACGTTCTTTTGCTCCCATGTTTTGATTTGCGCCGAGCCGTCGGGAGTCATGAAAATCATTGAACGCCTTCGCTCGGGGTGAGACAGCTCGCTTTCGGTCACGACGTGCATGAATCGTTTTGTGAGCTTGGCGTTCAACTCGTCTTGTTTGCTTGCGCCCGTGTAGTTCCACTCGAATTTCTCTTCACTCCAATGTCCCTTGCAGTATTTGACGCCAAAGTCGTGAACCGAAAGAAAGTCGATTGTCTCGGGGGCCATGCCCGTGACCGGCGTCCATAGTTCCATGGGCCGATTCGGCATGGGCGAGCCGTCAAGCAAAACCGCATGCCGCGCGTTTTGGACCAAGCCATAGTAAACTCGATTGCCGTCATTGCTTCGACCCCCGAAGAGTGCTTTCGTTCTTTCCGCTGTTTGCTCTTTGAACCTAGAGGCCTCGTCAACCGCAAGCAACTTCGGCGTGCGCCGCGCCAAGCCTTCCATGACCCAATCTTTTGCGAGCATCGAGTCGGGGACAATGAGAAAGTTGGCGTCCCAATCGGCAAGGTCTTTACCCGCTGACCGCCCGACTACATATATAGAGGGCCAAAAGTTGAAAGGCGGTTCGCCGGTCCACTTCAAAATCTCACGCGCCCAATTTGCCGTCAAAGATGGGGGGACGATGAAAATGACTTGATTGCGCCCGTGACTTGAATCGGCGAAGAGGCTTGCGACTATCGCTTCGCAGGTTTTGCCCGCGCCGGGCGCATGAGCCAAATAAGACCGCGAACGGGTCAAGACCCAAAGCACGCCCGCCTTTTGGTGGGGGTCGAGAAAAGAGGGAAGCGGACCTCTTGGGGGCGCATAGGTCTTGACCAAGCACCTATTGAAAACTCTTTGGGCGATCTTGTCCGCATGCGGCCTGAAAGCGACCGCTTCCCTCAAAGTGAGCTGTCGAGATTTTTGATTGGCTTGCGTTAGATGAAACGCCCCGCCACGAAACGTCAATTCGATGTTGTCCCCCACTTACCGCTTGCCGTCTTTACCGCTAACGATTTATTTTCTTGATCGAGACACGATAAAACTGCAATCATCATTTCTTGTCAACAATACAATTCGAGGGGGTAACATTTTGGCGAGCCGAAAAAAACTTTCGCTTCGCGCGTGGATTGACGAAGTGGGCGTCAACCGAGTTGCGCAAGCGTTTTGCCTCGAAAGATCAACCGTGCGCAAGTGGCGCGATGGGTCACAAATACCAAAGACTTTACACATGCGGGCGATTGTGAAGCTATCGTCGGGCCGAGTCACTTACGATGCCATGATCGAACCATGGGCAAAACGAAACCCCGTGGAAGTGCGCCCGCTATGACTACACCAATATATAAGGAAGCCGCACGGCTTTGGAAAATGGGCTTTGCCGTGCATTGGCTTCACTCAAAATCAAAACGCCCAATTGAAAGCGGGTGGGGGAGTGGACCAAGAAAACCGTGGGACTATCTCAAAGAAACGTACAACGAGGGGCTCAACGTTGGGGTCAGACTTGGAACCCCTTCCAAGCTTGCCAATGGGTTTCTCGCCGTTGTCGATGTCGATGTCAAATCAACCGACAAAAAGCATCGAGCCGAGGCTTTGCGAGCTGCGCGTGAGATTCTTGGACCCAATGCCGACGCCGCCCCCGTTGTCGTGTCGGGTCGTGGAAACGGCTCAAGACACTATTACGTCGTCACAAAAGAGCCGTTCAAGACGTGGAACCCGGCGCAGTCGGATGAAATCGTCAAAGTCTACATGCCTTCAAAGCGCCCCTCGAAAAAAGAATTGGCTTCGCTCACTGACAAAGAGATTGGTGAGGGCATGCGGCTTGCGCCTGCGTGGGAAGTCAGTCTTTACTCGGACGGTCGCCAAGTTGTTTTGCCGCCGTCAATACACCCCGACAGCGGTCGCCCCTATCAATGGGCGAGGCACCTGAATGGACGCTTGCCTTTGGTCGAGTTTCCGAAACCTGCGGCTGCGCCGAGCGAGTTAGTCGTTCGCGATCTTTCAAAAGAGGCCGTCAACGATTTGAAATTCACGCAAGTTGACCTTGCATGGCTTCCGATTGCCGACGATGTTCGTGACGCGATTGTTGAAGGGAAGGGAGTCGGCGACCGCTCGGGCTATTTACTTCACGCGAGCAACGCGCTGTTGAGCGCAGGGCTTTCGCGCGACGAAGTGTTGTCAGTGCTGACCGACCCAAAGACTTTTCTTGGCGCTTGCGCTTACGACCACGCGAAGACAACTTCAAGAGCAAGGGCCGCCGAGTGGCTTTGGAAGTACACACTCAATAAAGTCATGCGGGACCGTGACCCGAGCGGCGTCTTTACCGCGCCGGTTGAAGTCAAGAAATTGAGCGAAGACGAAAAGAAAGAGCAAGACGCTGAATTTGAGGCCATGCACGATTGGCGAGCTGACATCATTCGGACCGGCCCAAAGGGCGACGGACCGCCGAAGGCTTGCGTTGAGAACGTTGTTCTCATTTTGAAAAACGCGGTCAGCGAGAAAATTGTTCGGCGTGATTTGTTTGCAATGCGCGACTCTTACGCGGTTGACACCCCTTGGGGCGGAAAAAATGGGGCCGCATTGACCGACGATGACGTGGCCAAGATCAAGTTTTGGCTCGGCACTCGTTACCGTTTTGAGCCCAATGACAAAGTGATCTTTGATGCGCTCGTCGTGATCGCAACGGACAACGCTTACGACCCCGTGTGTGATTGGATTGATGCGCTCGAACCGTGGGACGGCAAACCGAGGCTTGGCACGTGGTTACGGGACAACTTCGAGGCCGAAGGCGCGCCCGAATATTTGGCCCAAGTTTTTACAAAGTGGGTCGTGGCCATGATTGGCCGCGCGAAAGTCCCCGGCCTCAAATTCGATTGGTTTCCGATTTTTGAAGGCGCGCAGGGCATGGGCAAAAGCTCATTCGGTCGCTTGTTGGTGAGGGACACTTACTTTCTCGATTGGCTTCCGAATCTCGGCGATAAAGACTCGGCTCTTGCACTTCAAGGCATGTGGGGGGTTGAGCTTGGCGAATTGGCGAACATGCGCAAAACCGAAATCGAAGTCGTGAAAGCTTTCATCACGAGGACAATCGACAAGATTCGTCCCCCTTACGGCAAACGTTGGATTGAGTCGCCACGGCGTTGCGTGTTTTTCGGAACGACGAACCGCGAAACCTATCTGACCGACGACACGGGCAATCGGCGCATCAAGCCGGTCAAGGTCGGACGACTCGACTTTGAAAAGCTTCGCGCTGACCGTCACCAATTGTTTGCGGAAGCGGTAAGCATTTGGAACAAGGTCAAGGCCAACCCCCGCTATTTCGATTTGTCCGGCGACGCGATCAATTTTGAGGCCAAGATTCACGCCGAAAAAATGGTCGAAGACGAGGCCACGGTCATGCTCGAATCGTTCCAAGATTTCATGCAAAAAGTGAAGCGCGGCGACGCCGAATTTGACTTCAAAAGGTTCCGAATTCTTGACCTATTCGGGGGTGTCGGGCCGCTGTCAAAATGGAAGCTCGACAACCGACATGCTCAATTTGCAGGCAAAATGCTCAAAAAGCTCGGGGGCGAAAAACGTATGATAAAGGGCGCGAGGTATTGGAAAATTGACGAGGGTGTCGGGTTTTCGGATGACCCCGACACCCCCGATTTTTATTAATAATACAACTACTTACCCCCTCTAGGGTGAGGGGTGATAGGTGTAACCTATATAAGTATAATAGAGGGTAATTTATGGGACAGAATAGACGTAATATAGGGCCTATTAAAAGAGTAGAAAACACACCCGCACCCCCCTCTCCCCGACACCCCCGGCGAAAACTCGGGCGCAAGAAAACCCTCAAAAAATTGGTGACGGAACAAGCCCGCCACGTGGACGGGTTGTCGGCGAAAGACAAGAAAAATTTGAGGTCGGCAATTCGCAAAGTTTGGCAATGGTCAACGCCGCATCGGCTTGTCATCAAGCGATGCCTCTTGCCGAACGGGTTCTCAAAATGCGAGGGCTGTAAAAAGCGGTGCCCGCGTGTCTATGTCGATCACATTCAGCGGGTCGGCGACGTTGATGACGGGTACATCCGGCGCATGTGGACGCCGTCAAAGAATCTTCAAGGGCTTTGTAAAAAATGCCATGATGCCAAGACCGCCGTGGAACGCAAAGAGCAAAGAGCCATGACCATGAATGAGCTTGATTTCTTTTGAGTGTTATGGTCTTTACGGTCTTTACCCGAACAAAAAAGGAAGGCGGTAAAGACGATGAAAACGGAAAAGAAAAAATTGTAGAGGTTAGGCGCCTCTTGAAAGAGGGCATGAAACTCGGCGAAGCACTCAAGCAAACGCAAACGTCGAGCGTTACTTGGTACAAGTCCAAGGGCAAAAAGATTGCGAAGGCCAAGACCAAACACAAAGACGTGAAGCCCTATCACGCGCAAGTCCCTCTTGAAGCGCACGCGCACAATGCAAAAAAGCTCATTTGCATTTTGGGCGACTCGCCTGCGATCTTGGCATTTTTGAGGGACTACAATGAAAACTAAGGCGACAGAATTCATTGAGGCGTTAGAGCAAAAAGCCAATTCAGGGCTCACGACCAACCGGATGCTCGACATTATTTTCAACACGGACCTTCGGTGCGGCCACACCGGGCTCACGCTCTTGGCCAAGAATCTCAAAGTGAAGCCGGACAACTTGCGCGCGGGCGAGTACATCGTTTTTGTGAACCGCAAAAAATCGGCGCTCAAGATTTTCGCAAGCGGCAACGTGGTCGCGCACTTCAAGATGCCGGGCGAACAACAAATGAACGTGAAGGTCTTCTCGCTCATTCCGAGGTTTTTCAACGGCAAAGAGTTGAATTACAGCGGGGCCTTGTCCGAGGTCATTCGCAAAGAGATTCGGCAATGACAACGCCTGAAATGACTTGTCGGTGCATGCACCTAGGTCAAGCGTGGCTCATGGCCGCAGGGCCGGAATCGCTTGTTTTCGGCTTTGCTCTTGGCCTTATTGTCGCCCCATTGTGGCGCGCATGGAAAATGTTGCGTCGTTGACCCAAATTAGCGCAGGGACGCGCCTATTCGATCTAAGCGGTAAAGACGGTCTTTACCGCCCCTTTTCAATATGTTACACTGTCTTATAGGTCTAAACCCGAAAAGGCGGTAAACATGAATCACGACGAAAACGAAAATGACGGAAACGACGGAATCACGTTCGGCTATTGGCTTGTGCAATGGCGTCGGAACCTCACGGCTTGCGACACGTTCAACGAAGAGACGTTCGAGGGGCCAACGCAAGAGACGCAAGACTCTTACGTGTTCTTTGACGAGGCCGAGGCCATGAAATTCTACACCGAGCGCAAAGCCATGCTCAAGTTTGCGGGTACTCCCATGGACTACTACACTTACCCGACAAAACATGCCTTACCAAACTTATTGGCAAAAAGCTCGGTTGTGATCGACTGCGAAACTTTTGACAATGTCCATTACACGATTCGTTGCAGGTCAACAAAAGAGGTTTGTGAACGCTGTCGCGGCGAGGGCTCGCACGTCAACCCAAACATTGACGGTCATGGTCTAAGTCAAGAGGACTTCGACGAAGACCCGGACTTTAAAGAGAACTACATGAGCGGCGTCTATGACGTGCAATGCGAAGAGTGTAAGGGCCTGCGGGTTGTTGACGTGCCCGACATCGAGTCTTTACCGAAAGAGCTGCAAGAGGACTATTGGCGACGCGAGCAAGCTGACCGTGATTCGGACGCGGAAGTTGAAGCCGAGCGACGCTATTTCGCAAGGTTCGAGCGATGAAACTCATTCTTGTTTGTTTCACGTTTCTATTGACGGCCTGCACTTCGGCTTGCGCCAAGCGTGGCGCAATTGCCGAGGCGCCTGCGGTCACGCCCATTGAGTGTTTCATCACTGCGAACACTGCGCCGCTTGAAGTTTCATGCCGAGGCGCAAATCTTGGCGCGGAAGTCTTTGCGCTCGATTTGCCTTCGATGTTTGAAATCACGGACACCGAAACGGTCAAGACCCTTAGTGTGACGAATCAAAATTGGGGCACGAAGGCCGCGCCGCTTGTTTTGCAGTCGTGCATTTCGGTCAGTCTTTACGATTCGGTTACGCAAACCACGACGGGTCACACGCAATGCGGGGCCATGGTCAACACGGAAACGAGGGCGCTTGAATGAGCGACTATTACAAAAAGGTTCCACTCAACGTTCTAGTGAAGTTGTTTTGTCACGGATGCCTTGCGAAACTTACAACCGCGATCAATAACCGCACGCCGGTCATGCCGTGTGAAGAGTGCCAAGAGAAAGCGAAGGTCTATGAGCGACAAGCCAAGAGAAGTTGAAAACTTTTGCGACGGCGAAAGCTGTCGTTGTGAGAACTGCGGCGCGAAATTGGTTCGTGCCCGCATTTGGGTTTTGTTTGAAAACATTTGTTGCACGCGCGCGTGCGCAATCCAAGCGAGGGAGAAGAGCAATGCCGAAAATCAAATACGTGAGCAAGAAACTGAACGAAAAGAAATTAAGCATGATCGAGCAAGCGAACAAGATTATTATTGAGTATCAAAAGCAAGGTTACGAGCTGACCTTGCGTCAACTTTATTACCAATTCGTGTCGCGGGACTTGATCGCGAACACCGTGCGCTCTTACAAGAACCTCGGCAACGTTGTAAATGACGGACGTTTGGTCGGGCTCATCGACTGGGACGCGATTGTTGACCGCACTAGAAACTTGCAAGGCAACTCGCATTGGACGGGTCCGCGCTCAATCGTTGAAGCGTGCGCCGAACAATACCAAATCGACAAGTGGATTGGGCAAGAGCGCCGGGTTGAGGTTTGGATTGAGAAAGACGCACTCGTTGGCGTGATCGAGCGCGCGTGTCGTGACAACGATGTTTCGTTTTTCTCTTGTCGCGGGTACACGTCACAAAGCGAGGTATGGGCTGCGGGCATGCGGCTCAAAAAGTACATCAAGAACGGCCAAGACCCCGTCGTCATTCACTTAGGGGACCATGACCCAAGCGGTAAAGACATGACTAGGGACATCGAGGACCGCTTACGGCTCTTCACGGGCGGTCGTGTGGAAGTAAATCGCATTGCGCTCAACATGGACCAAGTCGCGAAGTACAATCCGCCGCCTAACCCGGCCAAGACCACGGACGCACGTTACGAAACCTATCGCGCCGAATATGGTGAGGACTCGTGGGAGTTGGACGCTCTTGAGCCGCAGGTCATTGAAAAATTGATCGCAAAGACCATTCGCAGTTACCGCGACGACGAGATTTTTCAAGAGCGTGTTGCCGAAGAGAACGAGCACAAAGAACAGTTGCTTGAAGCGGCTGAACGGTTATAGAGTGAACATTTTTGAAAGGACCCCACAAATGGGCTCAAAGAAACGTGTGAAGCGCAAGCCGCTGCGAAAAGCAAAACCGAAAGTTGCGAGCAAGTTGTCGCTCATCAACCTCAAAGTGTCGGGTAAAGATCGCAAAGCGATTCAAGCCCTTGCCAACAAACACGCCGACGGCAACTATTCCGCTTGGCTGCGTCATGCGGGCCTGCACTATCGGCCAAAGAAAGCCGAAAAAATCCTGTAAGCCGCGCCCCGCGCGGGTTTCACGCCCCGCGCGACCCCTCGACAAAAGGCCCGCCAATCTTGCCGGAACTAATTGCCGGTAAATTTTTCTTGCCGGTCAACCGATAGGCCCCGTAACCTCGGGGTACATGGCACAACTCAACGCAAAGCAAAAACTATTCGTCGAAGCCTTTCTCGTTGAGCGTAACGGGACGCAAGCGGTCATGGCTGCGGGGTTCAGCTCTAACGCAAAGTCGGCGGGCGTGACCGCCACGCGCCTGTTAGCAAATGCTAATGTGCGCGAAGCCATTGACCGGGGCATCAAGGCGCAACAGGACCGGCTCGAAATTACCGCCGACAAAGTCATCAAAGCGATTGCCGAAATTGCCTTTGACCCTCACGCCAATCAACATGCGAAACTGAAAGCGACCGAACAACTCGGGCGTCACTTCAAGCTCTTTACCGATGTCATCGAGAACCCCAACGCCCCCGCAGGGGTACAGGTCGTCTTGACCATGCCTGCGAACGGGTCCGAGGCCAAGGTCAAGACCACACAAAAGAAAGGCAAATAAATGGGAGTGATTCAATTACCGGAAAGCGGCAAAAAACTCGTGCCCGGCGAACGTATTGGCATCGACGGAATGGAGTTGCCCGAGTTTCGCAACTTGCTCAACCGGCAACGGCGCACTGACAAAAACATTTTGATTCGCTCGCCCTTCGCGCTCGGCGATTGCATTTGCGCTGAACCGGCAATAAGATTCGCGCTCAAACATTTCGAGGGCTGCACGGTCAGCTTGCGCACTCCCTTCCCTGAATTGTTTCGTCACATTCCAAACATCAAAAAGATTTTCAACTCGAAAGAGATTCCCGATTGGGACCTCTACAGTGTTTACGACTGCTATCACCCCGCCGACGCTCTTCACGGGCAATTCGTTCACAACTTCAACATGTCGATTGAAGACTACATCGCCGTTTGTTTGTTCAAAGGCATGATTCCAGTCGCCGACCGCAACATCGTGCTGAAACCAACCGACATTGAAGCGCGCTCGATTCCAAAGCAATCGGTTGTCATTCACGCAGGCAAGCATTGGGTCGCAAAGACCTTTCCAAAGAAATGGTGGGACTTAGTCATTCATCATTTGCTTGCGGCGGGCATCAAGCCAACATTGATCGGGGCCAAGGTCGAAGACGGTAAGCGCGGCTATGTGGACGTGGACCCAACTCATTGTTTCGACTTGCGGGACAAGCTCACAATCATGCAATCCGTTGCGGTTGTGCAAAATGCCGACGTGGTCTTGACCAACGATTCCGCGCCCTATCACATGGCCGCATCGGGCACCGCTGAAATTGGCGTGTTCTCAACTGTTCGGCATTTTGATTTCATTGGGCATTGGCGTCGGGTCTTTGACTATCCGAAAGCCGACGAAACGTTTGTGACTTCACAAAATCAATGGAACTGGAAAACGACCAATCTTGCCAAAGGGCAAATGTGGCAAGAGCACGACGTGTCGCCTGCGATCAACGGGCGTAAATACGACGTGATTGACCACGGCACTCTAATGTCATGGCTTCCCGACCCCGCCGAAGTTTGCGGTTGGGTCTTGTCCAAACTTCAACGCAACAACTAAATGAAAGGACTTTACAAATGAAACACCTGAAACACCATTGCGAGCCGCTGCAAGCCGCAGCTCATACGGGCCGCATGTCTTACGACCAAGCGATTGACGAGGCTTACCGTTACGGTCACGAGCCGGTCGAGGGTTTGAGCGTTGACGCTGTTGTGGAAAATGCGAAAGCTGACCGCAAAGACCTTCCGCGCAGTGAGCGGCATTGTCCCCCCTTGAAAGAAATGGTCGCGAGCAATCGCATGCACGGCGACGCCGCAATCGAGGCCGCTTACAAACTCGGCGTTGAAGAGAAAGCCGCGAAGGTTGAAGAGCCACAAGACGAAGCGCCTGTCGAAGAGTCACAAGACGAAGAGCAATCGGAAGCTGTCGAAGAGCCCAAGGTTGACAAAAAGGCCAAACCCGTTCGCCGTCCCAAAAAGCCCGCGCAAGAGTAAATGGGCGCCCCTGACTTGAATCTCATTCGCATAGGGCCGCAGCCCGGCCCACAAACTGAATTTGTCAGCTCGGAAGCTGACATTTTAATTTACGGGGGCGCAGCGGGCGGCGGTAAGTCTTACGGCCTCTTGCTCGACCCTCTTCGGCATTACAACAATAAAGATTTCGGGGGCGTGATCTTTCGCAAAACCGCCGTGCAAGTGAGAAACGAGGGCGGTCTTTGGGACGAGTCCATGAAACTCTATTCGCTCTTCGCAGCGAAGCCGAGCGAATCGAGATTGTCTTGGCGGTTTCCAAGCGGCATGTCGATGTCGTTTTCAAATCTCGAATATGAGAAAGACGTTCTCAACTATCAAGGCGCGCAACTCCCTTACATGGGTTTTGATGAGCTGACCCATTTCAGTGAGGCGCAGTTTTTCTACATGCTTTCACGTAACCGCTCAACGTGCGGTGTAAGACCTAGAATTCGGGCCACGTGTAACCCCGACCCCGATTCATGGGTTCGCAAATTCATTGATTGGTGGATTGGTGACGACGGCTATCCGATCAAGGCCCGCGCGGGCAAGACCCGCTATTTCATTCGGGTCAACGACCGCTTAGTTTGGGCCGACTCCCCGCGCGACTTACATGAAATTTACGGCTATGGCCCCGAGGTCGCACCGAAGTCAGTTTGTTTCATTCCGGCGAAACTCGAAGACAACAAAATTCTAATGGACCAAGACCCGAGCTATCTCGGAACGTTGCTCGCTTTAAACCGAGTCGATAGGCTTCGGCTGAAAGAGGGCAATTGGAACGTGCGCGCTCAAGCGGGCATGCTCTTTCAACGTGAATGGTTTCCGGTCATTGACGCTATTCCCGCAGGTTGGCTGCAAGTAGTGAGGTTTTGGGACCGAGCGGCCACGAAGCCCAATGAAACAAATAAAGACCCCGATTGGACTCGCGGTGTGAAGCTCTACAAATACCGGGACGGCACTTACGTCGTCGGCGATCTTGTGAGCGCGCAAGACACGCCTTTTCAAATTCGCAAACTGATAAAGACCGTCGCCGACAACGACACGGTTCAAGTAAAGATCGTTTCACACCAAGACCCCGGAAGTGCGGGCGTTCTTGAAGCCGAAGACTTTACCCGGCTGTTGGTCGGCTATTACGTTCAAACCTATGTCGTGCCCCGCGATGTTTCGACGGGAAGGCGCGACAAGGTCACGCGCGCGAAACCGGCTTCGGCGCAATGCGAAGGCGGCAACGTTCGAGTTTTGCGCGCAACTTGGAATGACGCTTTTTTTACCGAGCTTGAAAACTTTCCCGAAGGCGCGCACGATGACATTGTTGATGCGTTTTCCGGTGCATTTAATGACTTGAGCGGCGGGCTTTCACTCGCCGACGTACTATAGGGGGCAACACTTGAGCAAAAAGAATCGCGGGCCAAAGCAACAGTCAAAGACAGTTTCGCCCGCGCCGGGCGCAGTACAGACCGAGCGTGATGAGCGAATCTTGGTGCCAACACTTCGCAACGTTTTAGAAAACGGCCTCACCGATGCGCTTGGGTTCTCGGGTCAAATACCGGGCGGCTTTCCGGGCGGACCGGGAATCGGCGGCGGGTTCGCCACAAACTTTGGTGGGGGCTGGCCCGGCGTGCCCGCAATTTCGGACACCGACTCACTCATGGCCGATTTGCGTTGGACGCTTGTCTCGAATCAACGGCAACTCTTGAGTGAGTCCTATGCTGAAATCGGTTTGATTCAAACGCTCATCAACGTTCCGGTTGACGACGGTCTTCGCGGCGGGGTCATGTTCAAGTCGAAGCAACTCGACGAGCAACAGTTGATTGACCTCAAAATTGAAATGGACAAACAAGACGACATTTCAACCGCAGGTTGGGGCTCGAAGTGGACAAGACTCTTTGGGGGCGGCGGCATTTTGATTCTTGTCGAGGACCAAGACCCAATGGAACCGCTCGACCTCGACGCGATCAAAGAGGGCACCAAGGTCAAATACCGGGCCGTTGACATGTGGGAGTTATATTGGGACAAGCAAAACATCGAAGGCTATGACGCCGAAATTCAAGACGAAGACTTTGAGTATTACAATTACTATTCGGAACCCGTTCACAAGTCGCGCATCATGCGACTCAAGGGCATCGAAGCGCCGTCGTTCATTCGCCCACGTCTTCGCGGTTGGGGCTTGAGTGTT